TTTTATTTAATCAATATGTCTGGAAATTTGAGGAAAGTAATCATGCAGACCACAAACATCGAGATGATAGTTGGTGTAATGAAAGTCATGGTAATGTTCATAAACTAAATACCAAAGTAAATGAAAGTATCATGCCTAATAGTTTACAACCTTTGGAATCTCTTAAAGTTAAAATAGGTCAGATTTTTAAGGATGGTTTATTTTTTTCATCGGCAACTCGTTGCAATGGAGGTTTCTTAGCAAATAAACATGCTTTTTATGGTACTGATGGACATTATGTTGATTCTCTCTATACTATTCTCATCAATGGTTCTGTTTACAAAATTGAACAACATCAAATTAAAATTATTGGTGGTGACTTGGTTTATATTAGCGTATCTGGCTTACCCAGAACTCCAACTGCTAAAATAGTTAAGCATGTTGATGGTGAACCTGTTTTATTGTACACTGCAAATGAAAATGGAAGTAATGTTGAATTGGTTGCTATTGCTGGTAATGTATATGATAAAAATGCAACTGTTGGCGATGAAGATGAATTGTTAACAAATGTTTCAACTAAAGAAGGCAATTGTGGAGGTTTTTATATGTCAAAAAATGGTTTAATTGGTATTCATACTGCTGGTTCAAAAAACATCAATTATATGATTAATTTGAATTTTTATGAAGAAGAATTAAAACAAGTTATGCCTAATAAAAATTTTTATTAAAGACCTGCATACCATTCCCTAGGCAGGTCATTAAAAGAGCAACGCCTAAATCAAAAATAAAATTAGAATCTCAATTTTATGAACTGAAATTAAAAGTACCAACAAAATATTCAACACCTGAAATGATAGGACCTAATGGTGAGAAGAATTGGAACACAAGATTTATAGAATATTTCCATAATTCTCAACAACATCCTTTTGTAACACCTACTAAAGTAGAATTAAATTATATGTATCAGTATATGGTCTCTAAATTATCAAATTATATAATTCCTACTAGTGTATATACAATAGAAGAAGTAATCTCAGGTATTCAAGGAATTAAAGATAGTTTAGTGGATAATACTTCACCAGGTTATCCTTTTAAATCAAATTATGATAAAAAGAAAAACTTTTTAGAAGATCCAATGTCTACTCTTATAATTGAATCTCAATGGAATGATTGGCTTTCTGACCAACCTTTCGTATATCCAAATACCATGTGTAGTAAAGACGAAATATTAAAAACAGAGAAATATAAAGAGCCAAAACCTTTTTATGTCGTTGATGTGGTAACAACTATTAATGGCAAAAGATTGGTGGACGATTTTAATGAACAATTAGGAAAGGTTCCTGGCTATTACAGAGGAAAAACAATGTACTGTGGCGGTTTAGATGAAACAATGTCGAGACACTTAAAGTATAAGCATCATCTTCCTCTAGATCATAAAAAGTATGATGCTCACAGACAACCATGGGTCAGTGAAATGATGGTTAAATTAAGATTTCATTTTATGAAAGAGGAATTTAAAAATTCTGAAACTTTAACTAGATTAATATCTTTTTATTCTTCACTAGACCAGTCTGAAACAATTGACTTAGATGGCAATTATCATAAAAGATATGGACAAATGTTGACTGGTAGTCCAGTCACTTTAGATGATAATACATTATCAAATGATATGATTTTTATCTTATCATGTTTACGAATTTTTGGAAAAGTACCCTCTCATGAAAAAGAACTTATGGGAGATGATACATGGGCGTCTTTGGATGACTATGTTGAACCTCAAAAATGGATAGATGCTTTTGATTCTATAGGTTATGAAGTAACTGGAGCAGATAAAACTGTGAATGGAATTTATCAACCTATAGAAGAATGCGAATTCTTAAAATCAACACCTGTTCGTTATGAGAATCATTGGATTCCTAAGTATAATAGTGATCGATTAACTGCTATTTTGTATTTTAGAAAAACTGATGATGGTACAATGGAACAAAAACTTAATTCTGTCCTTCAGATGTCTTATGGCTCTGATCTCTATAAACACCTTAGAGAAATTATTCCATATACTAGTTTTAGAAAAAATTTGATTTTTGATGACTTTCGTATTAGAAAGTTAGTTTTTGGCTATGAATCTGTGGGTGCGCGTAACAATATTACCACAGAAAATAAAATTATTATTAATAATAATAAAAAATATCAAACAATGGCTACAAATCAAATTGAAACTGAAATATTACCTGAAGAGACTTTTAATAATTTAATGTCTAATAAACAAGAAAAAGAAATAAACGCTGGACCTGCTGAAAATTTTTTGGCTAAAATGATACATCCACCAAGATCTCAAAAATTTGATGGTTTACCAACAAACGACACAAGATCTCAAGTAACTGTTGAGTATGTCCAACAAGAACTTAGTATTCAACCAGCTTTTATTAACGGTGCTGGTTCATTTATTCCTGTTGCAAATGCTACTAGAATGGCTTTTTTAAAACTTAACGGTTTAAGAGTTAATCATGTGGCTTTTGTTGTTGATGATAGAATAAATGTTGGAGACGGTAAATGGTATCAAGATGTTAGAAATACATCTATAAATAGATTGTATAATTTTGAAAGAAATTGGTCTAGTGATGTTCAATTGTCACGTAAAACCTATTCCTCACACACATCAACTTTAAATGCAACAGCATTTAATAACACTGGAATGGTTTCTGTAAATCAATTCAATCCTAATATCTTATTTCAAGGCGTTTTATCAGTATTTGCAACTGAACAACTACAAGATTTTATAGGTTTTGCAAAAGACATGTTAAAATCTGGTCATTATAAACAAATTTCTGAAACAACTGAAATTGA